TAAAAAAATACCACTCACCCCGAAGAATGAATGGTATCACTCGTCCAACATAGCTGGTGTCCATTTAATATTTTTTATACGTTCTTTTTCTTTTTCAATGTCTTTCTCGATTTCTTCAATCGTTCGTCCACTATCAACAATCGGACCATCATAATACTTGTCACCTGGTTTCATACCATATACCATAATCCTTTCCTAAACTTTTAATTGCTGCAAGATGTGCTTCTCTATCATTAGAATACACCTTTTTCCCTGAATCATCAATCAATTTCTTGAACTTTTCGATTGTATCATCAATGATCCGAGCTGAAGCAAACTGATCTGCGCATCCATAGGTATAAACACTTCCATCTGAACAGGCAACTGTTCCCAAATAGTAGCCTCGTTTGAATGCAGTTTCAAAATCACTTCCTGTCGGAGGTGTATTATCTGGATGTGTATGTAACCCTATTAAATCTCCTTGATTATTTTTAACTGCCGAACGAATACTCTCATTTACTCTGACGCCAAATGCTTCTGTACTTGTAATATTTTTCCCAAGTACTTTCCCTGTACTCTTTGAGATTATATATAAATCTTCCCGATTTGTCCCATCTCTATGCGTTAGTCCTGCTTTTGCATATTTGTATATGGCTCCGTCTGTTTTAACATTCCCTGTAATACCATTATATTTTCTTTTATATTCATTAGATTCAATCAAATTACGATTGATCAAATAATCAACACTTTTAGGGATTCTCTTATTTGTAATCCCGCGCTCGTAATACGGAGAACTTCCCGGTG